GCCTGCCCCTCCAAGCAGATACCAGAGGGGACGCTTGAAAAAGCGGCGGCTGACGCGCTGGGGCTGGACAGTTTCGACCCGGATGTGTTCCACGACAAAATAACGGCTGTCAGAGCCGAGAAAAACAACACACTGGTATTCTTATTCAAGGACGGCTCACAAACCGTTAAACGGTGGAAAGACCGCTCCAGGGCTGAAAGCTGGACCCCGGAGATGAAAGCCGCCGCCAGTGAGCGCGCAAAATCAGGAAGGAGGCGGGAGCCATGCCAGCAAGAGCGGTAACGGTCATTCCAGCAACTATCGACCGTCACACTCAACTTCCCACCTTGTCCGCCAGAAAGCGGCGGGTGGCGGGATACGCCCGTGTGTCTACCGGGAGCGATGAACAGTTCACAAGCTACGAGGCGCAAATTGATTATTACACTCGGTACATCAAGGCCAACCCGGAGTGGGAATTTGTGTCGGTCTATACGGACGAGGGTATTTCGGCGACCAACACCCGCCACCGGGATGGATTCAAACAGATGATTGCCGATGCCCTCGCTGGGAAAATTGACCTCATCGTCACGAAGTCGGTGAGCCGCTTCGCCCGTAACACGGTGGACAGCCTTTCCACCATCCGCAAGCTGAAGGAGAACCACATCGAGGTCTACTTCGAGAAAGAAAATATCTGGACCTTTGACTCAAAGGGCGAATTGCTCTTGACCATCATGTCCTCGCTGGCCCAGGAGGAGAGCCGCTCCATTTCGGAGAACGTCACTTGGGGCCAGAGAAAGCGGTTCGCCGATGGCAAGGTCAACCTCCCCTACAAACAGTTCCTCGGCTACGAGAAGGGGCCGGATGATATACCAGTCATCGTGGAGGACGAGGCCAAAGTTGTCCGCCGCATCTTTGCCCTTTTCATGGAGGGCAAAACGCCATACCTCATCGCCAAGACGCTGACGGCGGAGGGCATTCCCACGCCAGCGGGCAAGGCAAAATGGGGAGCAACTACAGTGGCTTCCATCCTCACAAATGAGAAGTACAAAGGTGCTGCGCTCCTTCAAAAGAAATTTACTATCGACTTTCTGGACAAGAAAATGAAGGTGAACGAGGGCGAAGTTCCCCAGTATTACATTGAGGAAAGCCACCAGCCCATCATTGACCCACAGGAATTTGACTTGGTGCAGGCCGAGTTCGCACGGCGAAAGTCCCTGGGCCGTCACTACAGCGGCAGCGGGACCTTTGCTTCACGCATCATCTGCGGGGATTGCGGCGGCTACTACGGCTCCAAGGTCTGGCATTCCAACAGCAAGTACCGCCGCACCATCTGGCAATACAATGGGAAGTTCAACGGCGAACAGAAGTACGGCACACCGCACTTGGGGGAGGAGGACATCAAGGGGCGGTTTCTCATGGCCTTTAACAAGCTGCTGAGTGGCAAGGAGGCTCTGTTGGAGGACTGCCGCCTGATGCAGAGCGTTCTCACTGACTGCTCCGCCATTGATGCCGAACTGGATGACCTGCTCCGTGAAATCGAGGTGGTGACTGAACTGACCCAGCGGTGCGTTCAAGAGAACGCCAGGAATGCTCAGAGCCAAGAGGAATACACCACCCGATACAACGGCTATGTTGGACGGTACGAAACGGCGAAGTCCAGGATGGAGGCACTCCAGCGACAGAGGGAGGAGCGGCAAGCAAAGGCGGATGCCGTAGGCGCGTTCATGTTCATCCTCTCCGAGTACGAGGGTGAAATTACTGAATTTGAGGACGGCCTCTAGCTGGCGGTGGTGGACAAGGTCACTGCATTCCATGATGGACGGCTGGTGTTCACCTTCCAGAATGGCACCGAGATTGAGAGATAACTGCATACAGGAACACACCCCCGCTGACCTTGACAGGTTGGCGGGTTTTGCTTTGGTAGTGTACATTCCTAATATATATGCTATAATCAGAGTAGAATTTCAAACGGGGTCTTGAAATCCCATTTTATACTCTCGCCAATGTAGGAGACGTTAAACATGATTTCTATCAACGATTACCTCGATAATATTCTGAATGATTTTACCGTATATTTAGATGAAGGACATGACCTTTGCAATTTGAAGTCCGTAAATTTTGATCAAGGACAGGTTCCTGATTATCAGGACATCCATGTTCAGCAATATTATTTACTGCGATATGCGTATGCCTATGCTTTCGAGTATAAGCAGATGTATAAAACGTTGTTTAAGCAGTATACCTACTCAAAAGAAATTGCCGTCACTTCTATAGGTTGTGGAACCATGCTTGATTATTGGGCGTTGGTTCGTGTGCTTGAAGCAAACAGGACACAAAGAAATTCCTGTCAAGTATACTGGAATTGACCAGATTGCTTAGAAATATTTGTTTACACCTCGAAAGAAAGATTCGGTGGTCACTTGCTTGAATGATGTAATTACGGAGTTTTCACAATATAACAGTTTGGATTCGGACATATATTTTTTCCCTAAATCCATCAGTGAGTTTTCCGATGATGACTTCAAATGTCTCTGCGACATTTTTGAGAAAACTCCTATCAGCCAAGATATAATACATATTTTGATTTCTGTGCGTTCTAATCAAGGGAGTATGGAGAGAGACCTCAAAAGGGCCAATTTACTACGAAAATCAATCATAGAAAATGACTTTGAAACAGAAAATACTTGTGATAAATTTTGGCACGCTACAAATTCGGAAGAGAAAATACGGGTAGCAGATTCAGACTTTTGTCATCCGGGAGATATAGTTGATACACTAAAAGAACTTAATGTTAAGTGTGTCAACCACCAAGATGATTTTGCTGATTGCACTAAGGATTGCGTAACTCGGTTAACTCGATGGCCCATTCTGAAACAAGGGCAAGTATGCTTTTCTATTTTGTCGTTTGAGAGGAAAACATCATGATTATTAGTGTCAGCCGCCGTACAGATATTCCAACATACTATTCAAACTGGTTTCTGAATCGAGTCAAAGCAGGATATGTGTATGTCCGCAATCCAATGAACACTCATCAAATCAGTCAAATCAACCTTTCTCCAGAGGTGGTGGATGGGATTGTCTTTTGGACAAAAAATCCGATACCTATGCTGGATAAACTGGATGCGCTGAAAGATTATATGTACTACTTCCAGTTTACACTTAATAGCTATGGAGTAGACGTAGAACGAAACATTCCCAGTAAAAACAAAGTCATCGTCCCAGCTTTTCAGCAGTTGTCTGATTTGATTGGTCCTGATCGTGTGATATGGCGATACGATCCAATTTTTCTTAGCGAAGCCTATACAATGGATTACCATATCCGCTACTTTGAAGAATTGGCAAAGCGGCTTTATCCATACACAAAAAAATGCACGATCAGTTTTCTTGATTTTTATCGTAACACAGAAAAGAATATCGCCGCTTTAGCACCCAGCAAATTTTCTGTGGAGCAGCAAGAGCAACTGGCAAAAAGCATAGCTGAAATTGCTCATAGTTACGGTTTGCGAGTGGACACTTGTGCCGAGGGGATTGAATTGCCGCAATATGGGATTGAACACGCGAGATGTATTGATGACCGCCTGTTAGGGCAACTGATACAGTGTCCTCTGGATGTGAAAAAGGATAAAAATCAGCGGCTGGAATGTGGATGTATCGAAAGTCTGGATATTGGGGCCTATAATACTTGCCGTAATGGTTGCCGCTACTGCTACGCTAATTATAGCGAAAAGACCGTCTGCACCAACAGCGGCAAGCACAATCCAGATTCACCGCTTTTAATTGGAGAAGTTGGTCCAGAGGATAAAATTACCGAACGGAAGATGTTCTCGTGCAAAGTAAATCAACTTCGACTCGAATTGTAGATGATTGCACCCTTTACACACCTCCTCTCCAAATTTGCACCCCCTATGGCTTTCTTGCCCCCAAAATAAATGCACCATCGGACAACTGAAAAAATGCACTCCCTCGCTACTAAGGGGGTGCATTTGTATCAAAATAAGCCACCTTTGCCACTTGAAATGACTGGGTTTCTCCACTTTGAGGGACCCGGTCTTTTCTTTGGTTTTAGCCAGTTCTCTCCCGAGTTCTCTCCTGTTAAAATGGGCTGGCCTGGATTCCAGGAGAGACGCTGAACGCTTTGCTCATCTTAGCTGCGGATGTATTTTTGGCGGCCGTATCCAAGTGAGCATATGTGTTAGCTGTGGTCGAAAAGTCGCTGTTCCCGAGCCACGCTTGGATCTCCTTCATGGATATACCGTTTTTTAGCAACAGCGAGGCACATGTATGCCTAAGCTCGTGGAAGCGGAAAATGAAAAATGGTCATGGATTCAACAAAAAACATGATATAATCTCCCTAAGGGCTGTGTGTTGTGCCACAGCCCTCTTCTTAAAGGGGTAGATGATCATGGTACAAAAAAGTAGAAAATACCACAGCCTGTAACAACCAAGGTAAGCCAAGCCGGGATACCGTTGGTTATATTTGCCTCTCTGTCCGCAGTAATGATTCCGCCGGTTCCATTGAAAATCAGAAACACATCATTGAAGCATGGGGGCGGCAAAATCAAATCTCAATTTCCTGCTGCTATATCTACAACGGTTTTAAAAGAATAATCCCGAAAAAGCCAAAGGCTGCGCAATGCTATGCGAGTGATCTGAAAAACATCCAATGGCCGGTTATAGAACCTTTGTTTCCTTGCCGGAAAATCAGGGCAAATGGAAGGGATGTGGTACTTTACCTGATATAACGGGAGCAAACGGATGGATTTACCGTACTATCTTCTACCGTAATTTTTATATAATATTGGGGGTTTCACTTATGAAGAGAGGGTCGATTTCTTTTTCAGAATGGTGTGAGCGTGAAAAAAAGCCATTGCTTTTGCGCCTCTATGATGTGGACAAAAACGATTTGCCTCCGTCAGAGGTCCCTTATTCAGCAGCGAAGAAATATCATTTCCGATGCCCTTCCTGTGGGATTACCTGGCTGGAAAGCCTCAATAAATTAAATCGTTTAAAACTGAGCCATTACAATGTGATTAAGCAGAGAAACGAAGAAACCTTCTGCCCTTACTGCAAGGGAGAACGTCCTTCTCCCTACTACAATTTAACAACTGCTAGGCCGGAAGTTGCTGACTGGTGGGACTGGGACCGTAATTCCAAGCCGCCAGATATGTTCACACCTTCCACCCATCGAAAATTTTATCTGGTATGTCCAAAATGCGGCTATGCCTTGCCCCATCCCGTCTGTATCGCATACCGCAGAGAATTGCATTGCCCCCGCTGCGGGGATGGGAAAAATCAAGAGGTGACAT